CTCGTCAAGAACGCACGTAAGACGGGTCGAGTCGATCTCGATAAGACCCTGAAACACGGCGCTGACGAATACCTCAATTTTTCTTTTGGTATAGCTCCCTTTGTTTCCGACCTCCAAAAGTTCGCGAAAGTGACTAAGGAGGCTGCCCCACAGATGGTTAAGTTTGCTGAAGGTGCAAATAAAGAATTGCATCGTCAGTATTACTTCCCGGAGACTACCACAACTACTACTCAAGTGGTGAGTTCGAATGCTTATCCGGACCCGCCACTTTCTGTGTATTTGTGGACCCATGGTGGAGTTTTGACCAAGACAACTATAACCAAGACGAAAGTCTGGTTTAAGGGCTGTTTTACTTATTATCTGCCGCCGATTGATCCAAATGATAATGGATTTGTCACGGCGATAAATAAAGCTAAAATTGCCGAATCAGAGGCTAACCGTTTATACGGTACGCGTCTGAATGTTGACTTGATCTATAAGCTTGCGCCATGGTCTTGGGCCGTTGGTTGGGCTACGAATGCCAATGATGTTGTACATAATTGGTCCTCGTTTGCCGCTGACGGCCTGGTCATGAAATATGGTTACGTTATGGAAGAAAAATCACAACGTATCATATATTCTCTGGACAAAGTCGGTTGTTCCGACGGTGAACAGACCTTCGTGCAGGAATTGATCTATACGACCAAATCACGTCGAAGGGCGACCCCCTATGGCTTCGGTGTAAACCCTGCTAGCTTAAATGCTAAGCAGTGGAGCATCATAGCGGCCCTTGGAATTTCCAAGCAGCCGCTCTCTCTAAATTTCTAGAGAGCAATACAAACTACCCGCTGTCAACAATTTCGTTGAAGCGGAACTGAAATCCTGCAGAATGCAGTTTTTCATTTTTGCATTGGTTCTGTCCCATGGCTTACGCCGATCCTCAGTCAGTTACCGTTAACTCGGTTGCTATCTCCATGCCCCGTACGGGGTTTCTTCCTAATGCCGGCGTTTTCACGTCTGCTGATGGGAATACGAAGCTCACTGTGTCTGATACGTATGGTGCAAAACGCACCCGACGTTCCATTCGCATGGACTTCGCGAAGATTGCAGCTGATCCGCTTATCAGCGCCCAGAAC